ATTAATCCATTTGCAGACATGACTAAAGATAAGATTGTAAGACTTGCACATGGTCTAGGTATATTAGAACAAGTATCAGAAATAACACATAGCTGCGTGGAAAGAATAAGAGGCAGATGTAATGAGTGTTATTGGTGTAAAGAAAGAGAATGGGCATTTAAAGAAGCTGGGTTTAAAGACCCTGGATTAAACTAATGAAAAGAGTTCAGAGTAAAGACATACCAGGTTTCACTTTTCCTATTCCAGATGTTACAGGCTGGCCTAAGAAAGGAGTATTATTAGAGTTAGGAACTTTATTAGGACATTCAGCAGTTATTTGGGCTGAGACATTTGAAGCTAATGATATGGATTGGAGAATTGTAACTATTGATTCCTGTGGCAATATGGAACCTCCTGAAACTGTAGAAGGTTTATCAGAAGGACAATTAAGAGCTATGCAAAATTATATGCGTGCAAGAGGGCTTGTTGTATCAGGTAAAGAGAAAGAAAAACAAATAAAAAATAATTTAAAAGGCTGGCCAAATATTACATTTAGAAAGGAACAAATTAAATTTGATGATAAATTTACTTTTAATTTAGAACCAGCATTGACAGCAGTATATTATGATATGCTACATACTTATGAAGCTAATAAATGGGCTTTAGAAAGATTTAAGCATTTAGATTATATTTACATAGACGACTACGGCCCCCACTTTCCAGGGACAATACAAGCAGTCGATGAACATGTAGAATTATATAACAAACATTTAGAAATAGTAGTAACTGATCACGGTAATTCCGGACAGGCACGAATAACAAAGAGGTAAGACATGGTGGCTAAGGCTAAACTAACAGAAGAAAGGAATTATTTTAAACCGTTTAATTATCCATGGGCTTATGAAGCATGGCTTAAACACGAACAGTCTCATTGGCTACATACAGAAGTACCAATGGCAGAAGATGTAAAAGATTGGAAAGACAAACTAACAGATCCTGAACAGGCATTTTTAACAAACATATTTAGATTCTTTGTACAAGGAGATATTGATGTAGCTGGTGGTTATATTAATAACTATCTACCGTATTTCCCACAACCAGAAGTTCGTATGATGTTGTCAGGGTTTGCAGCTAGAGAGGCTCTCCATGTAGCTGCTTATGCACATTTAATCGAAACACTAGGTATGCCTGAGAGTACATACAGCGAGTTTTTAGAGTATCAGACGATGGCAGATAAGCATGAGTACTTCATGGAATTGTCAGCAGCTAACGGAACACCAGAGTCTGTGGCTACAAACATTGCTGCCTTCTCAGCATTTACAGAAGGTATGCAGTTATTCTCATCTTTTATTATGCTGTTAAATTTCCCACGACATGGAAAGATGAAAGGCATGGGACAAATTATAACCTGGAGTATTGTAGATGAGACAATGCACGCAGAGTCCATGATACAATTATTTAAAACTTATGTAAACGAAAATAAGAATCTTTGGAACGATAAAATTAAGAAAGAGATATACGATATTGCTGAGAAGATGGTAGAACTAGAAGAGAAGTTTATTGATCTAGCATTCTCAATGGGAGATATGGAGAACTTAAAACCAGCAGATGTTAAACAATACATTAGATATATTGCTGATAGAAGGCTTATAAGTATGGGTATGCGAGGCATTTTTAAGGTGAAAAGGAATCCTTTATTATGGGTAGAAGAAATGATTAACGCACCAACACATACAAACTTCTTTGAGAACAGATCTACAGATTATGCTCGAGGAGCTTTAAAAGGAGATTGGGGAGACGTCTGGAAGTGAGTGAAAATGTAAATTTGCTAAGTAGAAGAGATAATGGTTTTATTTCAAAAAATACAGAGCCTGGAAAAGTATATAGATGGATGGACCCTGACAATTTTAGCTGGTACCATGGACAAAATGAAAGGCTAGGTGAGAATTGGAAATATCATAACTCTAAAGGAGATATTACATACACATATAATAGTGATGGCTTTAGAAATGAGAAGACATTGCAAGATCTATTCATTCCACATGATGATTATATAGTAGTAATAGGCTCTAGTCAGATAGAAGGTATAGGTGTTTGGGCCGAGGATACAATGGCAAAGAAACTACAAAAAAAGATAGGAACGCATGTATATAACATGGGAATGTCTGGCACAGCAACCTTTGAACAATTTAATAATCTTACTAATCTAATATGTAATTATCACGCTCCAAAGGCTGTAATTATGACTGGCAATACATCTAGATGGACAACAGTAGAGGTTGAAGATAAACCTGGATACTATATGAAGGTAGGACCTTGGATTGAATTCTTTAAAAAACATATTGCAGGTAATAGAGGCGATGAATTTACAGACAAAACAATAGAATACTATAACAGTAGAATTGCTACAAAGAAAGACCTCCATGAGGACGAAATGTTATTTAGTATGGCTAAACAATTATGTGATAAAGTAGGATCTAAACTAATTATGCTTGAGGTGTTTGGAGACAGGCCAACAAAACACATTCCAGGTATTACACCAGATGATGTTGATTGGATTGAGATTGACAATTCAGCATTTGGTGCTATATTTCAACATAATGATCACGACTTTATGATGAGATATACTCGTTACAAAGAAAAAGAACTACCTGCAGAAGACTTAAATACCTATGCTCGTGATGCTATTCACCAAGGTGCAGAGTATAATGAGTGGGTGACATCACGCGTACAAGCTATTCTAGAGAAAGATCAATGAGAGTAGAATGTGTACATTGTGAAGGTGTTTGCACCGTCAATCATGAGTTAGATCATGATTTTTATAAAATAACATTCTGTCCATTTTGTGGAGAGGAATTAGAATTAGAAGAGGAGTATCACATTGAAGACTTCGAAGACTCAGAAGAGTTCAAAGCTAATAATCAGTGACATTGGCGGAGACATAGTAAAAGAGAACGACACTTATACTGTAAAAGATAATACAACGCTTAATAATTTAGTCGTAAGTAGTACATTGCTACACCCAGGCAAAGAAACAACAGGACACATACACGAAGGACAAGAAGAAGTTTACATATTTGTCCGAGGTTCTGGCATCATGAAGATAGATGAAACGATGCATGTTGTTAAGGAAGGTGATGTTAGACTAATATATGATGGCGCTTTTCATAAGGTTATAAACGATAATAACGAAGAGCTATATTTTGTATGTGTATTTGATGGTGGCAGGAACCACTAACAGGTAATATAAATACACTGATGGCTAAAAGAAAAGTAAAAGAGAAGAAAAAGCACAGAGTGTACTGCACATATTTCCCTGACGGTAGATATTATATAGGTTACTCATGCAAGACAGACAAACAATTTGAGAAGTACTTTGGAAGCTCTACCATCGTTAAGGAATATGGAGACGAACTAAAAAAAGAGATAATTAAAGAATTTCCAAGCAGAGCACCAGCAAAAATGCAGGAGTTTCTATTACAATGGCAACAACGACACGACGATAATTGTGTTAATGATATGTTACATGTAAGAATAAGAGCTAGCTTTCTGAAAGACTTTGAACCTATCCAATGGAGGCCAAATGGTTAAACAATCTAATTTATCATTTATAATAATGACATTGTTCTCTGCACTGGCAGTATCAGCAGTAGCTGCATACTTTTCTATTGTAGGACTAATGGCAATATTTTCTGCCCTACCACTATCCATACTATCAATGGGAGTAGTATTAGAAATAGCTAAACTTGTAACAGCATCCTGGGTATATCAGTATTGGGAACGAATACAAATCCTAATGAAAGTCTATATGATATTAGCTGTTATAGTTTTATCCTTAATCACATCAATAGGTATATTTGGATTCTTAAGTAAAGCACATATGGACCAAGCAGCAAGTGCTGGTGATGCAGGAGCACAAGTAACAAGATTAGAAGACTTAGTCCTAAGAGAAAAGAATAAAATAACAGCTCTGGAAGAAAGGATACAAAGAATAGACGACGGTGGCGTATTAGATATAGCAGATTCTATTACACAGCAGGAAGAGATACGAGATACGGCATGGGATAGAATACAGGGTGACATAGAGTACTCCGAAGAACAAATAGATAAGATTAGAGCCTCATTAGACACAGATTTAGCATTACAGCAGTCAAAGATAGACGGTTTAGACGCTATAGTAGCATCTTATACGACCCAAGGTACTACTGGAAACGCCTTTAGTCGTACAGATAATGTAGCAAAAGGACTAGAAGTAAGAGACGGACAAAAGGTTGAACGAGATTCTATAGATGTTAAGATGAAAGAGTTACGAGATTATGCTGAACAACAAATAGCAGGATATCGTAATCAAATATCACAATACCGAGCAGATACACAGGCAACAATAGACAATGCTAATGCTGAGATCAACAGGCTTAGAGACACAGAAACAAATGCACAAACAGGAAGAGATGTACAAATAGATACATTGCAAGGACAAATAGACGCAGTTTATATTACAATAGAAGATTATAATGAGACTTTATTTGAGAAGAAAGCTATTGTCAGAGAGTTAGACAATGAAGTAGGACCTGTTAAATATATAGCACAACTACTTTATGGAACTTCTGGTACAGCAGCGGTTGATTCTGCTGTACAATTTGTTATAATGCTACTTATATTTGTATTTGATCCTTTAGCTATTATATTAATAATAGCAGCTAATTTAAGTTTAAAGGAAAGAAGAGGTGATAGGATTGTAGCTGTAGCATCAGTACCAGATATGGTAATGGATGTTGTGGAAGAGGAAGTTATAAAACCTGCAGACAAACCAGATGAAGGCACATGGGCTAGCAAAACAACAGCACCACAACCTGACTTTAGTTTAGAAGATAAGGTTAGTGTATCTGAAGACTTACACATAGATATAGAACTACCACCTGATGGCACACTAACGCCAGAGATGATTGAGACAATGGAAGAACCAAAAGAACTACCAGTGCTTGAGGAATCATGGGTGTCAGCCAAATATGGAGACGAGTCTGCTATGGACCCTAAGAAGGAAGTAGACTTACAATGGTTAATAGACAAAAAGAGGAAAGACAATGCCTAATTTAGAAGAGAAAGACTTTCATACAGAAAGAAACAATGATGAGTGGAGAAGTGCTACTACCAACCTATTAAAGCAAGGTTATGGTAGGTTTACATTTCAGAAAGTAGACGGTTCTATCCGTGTGATGAGATGTACTCTGTTACCTTCAGTTATACCTGAGACTAATAAAGAAATCATACCTAATGCTAGGCCTGGAGTAGCAACATTATTTGATGTTGAGAAAGGCGAGTGGCGCTCACTTAGATATGAAAGTGTTATGAACTTTATCTACTTAGGAGAAACACCTGAGGACCCAGATAAAGAGTCAACTTGGACACAAGTTTAATATCAATAGGACCAAAAGACGAAAAGACTCCTTGACCTTTAGTTTCATAGCTCTTATAATTAGTACTATGAATAACAAAGGAGTCCTTTCATGGCAAAACTTAAAAAACGCAGTCAGTACCTCATGGCTGAACCTAACTGGGCTAAACTTAGCCTGGCACAAAATGAGGAAGAGAAATATCAAGCGTGGGCAGACACTAGATATTTTATTCACCAAGAAATCTCAAGTAGAGAATCTTACAAAGCATTCCGAGACTGGATATCTAAATCTGGGTGGGAAAAGAAAATACAGGATAGAGTAAAGGCAGCTCCTGATTACTGTTACATTTCAATAGGCGAACATGCCTGGTTTAGTGCCAAGGTAGGTTGGATGCCTCAACAACTTCGAGACTATATCGAAAAGAGACTACCTTATCTTTTAGAGAAAGGTGACAAAGCTATTGAAGAAAAGAAAAACAAGGCAGAGGTTATTAAACTTAAACCTAAAGTAATTAGGACACAGCTAGAACAATTATTGTCAGCAACAGATGAGAGTATGGATAACCTAAGTGATGGAAAGAAAGCAGCTAGTATCGAAAGTCTACTTAAACAAATTGCTCTGATACCTAAAGAACTTGCAGAAGCTCATAACGAGTTATCTAGTATTAAAGATGAGGTTGATGAACTTGTAAGAGTTCGTAAGATTAAAGGTGGTAGGAGTGATTGGGACGAACAACTGATTGAAGGTTACTCCCATTGGAACACACCTACAACTAGAAAGGTCCTAGCATTCCTTACAGAAGGATTAGCAGCTATTGATTCATTTACAGCTACTAAGAAAACTGTTAGGCGCAGGAAACCTCAAGACCCTAGAAAGATAGTGGCACGATTGAGACACTTGAAGGCTGATAAAGACTTTAACATAGCGTCTATCAATCCTGTTGATATATTAGGCAGTACTGAGGTATGGACATATGATGTTAAGCGTAAACGCTTAGGACTTTATATGTCAGCTAATCCTGGTGGACTAAATGTACATGGCACAAGCATACAAGGTTATGATGATGACTTGTCCTATGAGAAAACTCTTAGGAAACCAGAGGAACAACTCCCTCTTATAATTAAAAAGTCTAAGAAGGCATTACATGAACAAGTAGGTAAGGTACGAGGCAAACAAATGAAAGTTAAGACTCGTATTAATCCTAATATGTTACTCCTAAAGGTACAATAGCATGATAGTCATAGATTATAATCAGGTGGCAATTGGAGCCTTCATGGCTGAGATACGAAACCGTTCTGATGTAGAAGTTAACGCACCTTTACTAAGACACATGATAGTAAATACTATTAGATCTTATAACAAGCGACACAGAGAAGAGTTTGGTGAGTTAGTTATAGCATGTGATAACAGACACTACTGGAGAAGGAAAGAGTTTCCATACTACAAAGCTAGCAGGAAAGCTAGCAGAGAGAGTAGTGGGTTGGATTGGAATAACATATTCGATACACTTAATATGGTTAGAGACGAACTAACAGAAGTCTTTCCTTATCCTGTTATTGATGTTGACGGTGCAGAAGCTGATGATGTGATAGGCACATTGGCAGAGTATAGCCAAACATTAGGAGAGCCTGGTCCTCTATTTGAAGATGAGATAATACCCGAACCTTTCCTTATTGTAAGTGGCGATCATGATTTCCAGCAGTTACAAAAGTGGCCTAATGTAAGGCAATGGGCACCAGCACAAAAGAAATGGGTAGTTATTACAGAGCCAGCAGAACAAGTGTTGAGAGAACATATCATTATAGGTGATAAGGGAGACGGTATACCTAACATGCTATCTCCAGATGATACCTTTGTCAGTGGTATTAGACAGCGTCCTATCCGTAAGAAGCTATTAGCAGAATGGAAACTTATGTCTCCAGAGGATTTTGTAACAGGTGAGACGGCTCATGGATACAATCGTAATTCCTTACTAGTAGATCTAACCAAAACACCTCAGGATATAAAAGAGGACATTATAAATACTTACAAATCACAGACTAATAAAGAGAAACAGTCTTTATTGAATTACTTTATCAAGAATAAAATGATGAGTATGGTTGATGTGATAGACGAGTTTTAACAACACAGGAAGACAATGAAAAAATATTTATTACTAATTACATTAATTTTAACACCATTCTATGCACATTCAGTAGAAGTATCAGGCAACTTTACACTAGGCTCTGATTATATTTGGAGAGGCGTAAGTCAGAAAGGTGGCGCTGCTATGTCAGCAGGAATAGAAGCAGAACAAAACGGCTGGTACACAGGAGTATGGGCATCACAAGTAGACTATGGAGACAACTCAGACTATGAGTATGATTTCTATACAGGATTTTCATATGATATTAATGATGAACTAGCTATTGATGTAGGAGTAATACAATACAACTTCAACAACGAGCCTGATAACAAATTAGAAGAGTGGTATGCTGGTGGTACTTTTAGAGGCTTTACAGCATATTATTACGAAGACTTAGACAACAGCGATAATCATTTCGCAGAGTATAGTTATGCCTTCCCTATTGAAACGGTATCCTTAGCATTCTTTTGGCAAGATCCTAATGATTTCTACGGTATAAATATTGGTAAGGACTTTGAAAACTATACAATAACAGCTACATATGGTGAAGGTAGAGATGATAATAAATCCGCTGGTGGTATAAGTGTGGCATACAATTTTTAATGGAGAATAAATCATGACAGATTCAATAACAGATCCCTCAGGTAAAACTAAATTTAGACAAATTAATGAGGCTTTTGATTGGGTATTTGATGCACCTAAGAAAGATCAAGTCGAGAGACTAAAAACAGTAGCAGCTAAAAATCAGACAGTAGTACCATTTACAAGATGGGGTGTCGGAGCTGAAGAAATAGAATGGAACTTACCTGAAGGTATGCCAGAGAAAACTAAACTTAAAGAGGACTTACCAGATGATATGGGAGAGTCTACTCTTACACTAGAGTTTAGGAGAATTAAATCCTTTACAGATCCTACATCTAATATGGCAAACTTGCCTGACTGGAAGCGTGAGATGAATTGGATGTCTATTATTGAAGGTGTACATCACAAGGAAGCAGAGTTTTTAACAGCAGTTAAGGATAAACAACTTCTAAATCTATATCCAAAACTTGAAGCTATCCTAGGTGACTTAGGCATTACTGATTATGTAAAACCTAAGAAGACTAGGAAGAAGGCTGTCAAGAAGAGTGCCAAGTAAATATTGGAAATACGAAAACATAAAGAGCGTACATTTAGAACTCTCGACTCTTTGTAATTCTATTTGTCCTTGGTGTCCAAGGTATGAGGACTTCTCACCTAATCTAAATCCTAATATCGTTGAAGGAGCTTATTCACTTGAACGGTTTAAGGATACATTCCCAATAGAATTTATACAACAAATACAGATGTGGACATTCGCTGGAGACTATGGTGACCCTTGTACTGCTCCAGATATAGTACATATTATAGATCACATCAACAAAGCTACCATGCACTCTCCCACAATACAAATTAACACCAACGGTGGTATGAAGAACGAGAAGTTTTGGTATGATTTAGGTATGTCCATGAACAGCAACAGCTATGTAATATTTTCTGTTGACGGCTTACACGATACAAATCACATATACAGACGAAATGTTAAATGGCCTAAGGTTATGAATGCTATGGAAACATACAGTAGCACAGGAGCCACAGGTATCTGGGAGTATCTTAAATTTAAACACAATGAACACCAAATAGAAAAGGCTAGAGAGCTGGCAGATAGTTTTGGATTTGAGATTAGATTCAAGAACCCTAATGGCTTTGAAGGTAAACCAATGCCAGCTAAGGATAAAGACTACAATATATTATATGAGATATATCCTGCAAACAATAGAACTATTGAACCTATATCACAAAGAACAAGGGATTTTATTAACATAATAGACACATTAGACTATTCTGAGTACAAGGACAACATAGAGAACTTTAACCAGCACTCTACGGCATGTATCCGTTGTAGTGCTAATCACGACTTTGGTGGTGGATATGAAGTTAGAATAAACCATGACGGAACAGTCTGGCCTTGCAGTTACTTTGGACATCTTAGTAGAAAGAAACTAGACGGAAGATATGTGTCTAGGATACAGCAGTGGCAAATGAAGGATACATTCAAAGATATAAATAATGATTTAAACAAACTTACATTGAAAGAGATACTAGATTCAGATCCCTTTGCCAATGTATATAATAAATGGGATGGAAATAAGATGATGTTATGCCACGATGTATGTGGTAACAACAAAGTCATGGAGAATATATATGCTTAGAGCGTTAATAACAGGTGGTGGTAGTAAATTTGGAGCAGCCTTTGTAAAGGAACTAGAGAAGACTCATGAAGTAGAGATTATACCTAGAGCAGTACTTAAAGGTATAGGGCAAAAATATAATGCTAGGCATAATTCATATGATTTAGTATTCTTTAATCATCACGCATATCCAGAGGCATTTGATGTTCCAACTTATGAACAGAACTGCCTAGTCAACTTAAGAATACTAGAGTCTATTAACTTACACAAAGACAGTAAAGTCTTTTGGATGATTAGCTTTGGTATGCTTATACGACAGCGTTGGCCTACAGATGACTATACACAATGGGCACCATACTTTGCTATGAAGGCCATGAATGTACATATTATGAAATGGCTACATCACATGAAAACATATGATGGACCTGCAGTACAATATCCAGAGCCACCTAAACCTATTGCTAATTATTATGCCATTGATCCTGGACACATGATCGACGATCATTGGGACACACCAGCAAAAAGAGTACACACTTTAGTCCAACGAGATGATTTATTGGGTGGAAGAGTATATAAATTAGGAGGCGAGTTATCGGACATCTAATAGAACTATGCTATCCATTGCCTGTGGAAGAACTATTACAAGAGGCAGCTAGTATAAAAGACAAATCCAAACCTTACACAGACTCTAGGTATCCTGACTACGCTCTGGAGACATGGAAGATACTTAAACATGACAGCCCGTTGTTAGATAAGATAATGGAAGACTTTGGTGTTAAAGGTTCACCCAGGTTTTACTGGCAAGATGCTAACTCAACATTACCTATGCACACAGACAATGGCACAACATGTTCTATTAATTTTGTATTAACTCCTAACCCTGCACCTGTAACTATTGAGGAAGAGGATTATGTTTATACACAATGCTTATTAAATACAACTAAGCTGCATGGTGTTAAGACTAATGATGAGGATAGAATACTATTAAAGATCAGTATATTTGATGAGAGTTATGAAGACTTAGCTAAACGCTTACCTTACCAATGGCAAAGGGTCTGAGTCTGGTTTGTAAGGATCGTAGAACCTGCCCCATTGATATCCTTCAGGCAACGGTTCACTAACAGGAATAGTAGTTGATTTATTTTCAGGCGATACACACCATCGTCTTTTCTCTTTAAAGTTAGAAGCATAAGACATTTTTATACGAGTATCTTTACTATGTGCTTTGCCGTACATTGGATTATTCTCACCGCCTCGAGTATTAGTCATAGTCTTTGATACTTTATCTCTAAACTCTGGACTCCTACCATTCTTTACTGCTGGATGATTCTTACCTAACTTTGCCTGTCTTATTCTTTCTAGTCCTTCAGGTGTGTGATGCTTAGTTCTTTCGCGGGCTGTGTCATTAGCAATAGGCAATCCAAGATGTAGTGCATGCTCTCTTATTTGTTCAATAGTAGAGAACCTTCTTATCAGTTCACGAGGCTTTGGAACATCCTGTACATGATTGTTGTCTACGATATATAGATTATCTTTGTGATTGAATAGAAAGAATAACGAAGCTTTGGACATTAGGCTATGATCCGACTCAATAGTTTTGTAAAACTTTTACCTTTTTCAAATATATTTCTATAGTATGGTGTTCCGTCTTTTGAATACTCTCCTCTCTTGACTCTTATCTCTAGGAATACTTCTTCTCTACCATCTATTATTGTACATATAATCATCTTAGGTAAGTCACCACTTCTGCCTAACTTAGAACTGAATGTGATATTCTTCATTTTGTTTTCTAGTTTATTTGTATCATATTCTATTGCTTGTCCTTTGTTATCTAATTGAATTAGAAATACAGGATTTTCATTCCTAGTCATATGAAAGTTTACAGCCTTAAAGAAATTACCTATCTTTGGAGAGCTTAAGGACTTAGCTACATGTGGAGCTACCTCACTATATGAGAAGTTAAGAGCATCTCTCATATCCTTTTCATGGTTCTCGGTTCCCATGTGAGATAGATATTTCTTTTCAGTAAATGGCAAATCAATACCAAAGAACTCGTCCCATAGTTTTTCCTGTACATCATAACTTACACCACCATATTGTCCAAACTGTTTTACAGCTCCTACCTTTAGTGATATATTTAAATCCAATGGAACTTGTTTACCCTCGTGGTCGTTGGCTATAACTCTAACATCTACCTTTGTACCTGTTTGATCTGACTCTCCGTCTGCTAGTATCTGTATTCTATTATGTAAGTTATTACTATAAAACATATCAGCATATTCAGATACCTTTGTGCTATTGGCATAAGTTACAGCAGCTGCTGTATATTTACTCCATGCCTGCCACAATGTATCGTCTTTAACAGCGTCATAATTATTTTGAGACAAGCCCCAATGTAA